TCAATCGTTACGTTATTATAGAACGAATCATCAATAGTAGAATTGGTAAAAATGTTGTTATTACCAGTGGAGTTGTCAAGTGCTCCAAAATCTACAATAGTATTTGTAAATACGTTATTGTTACCAGTGCCGTCTGAGAAATCTGAAGTTACAATGTCAACGTTAGCAACGTCTGATCCAACAATGAATCCGCCGATAAACGTACTTGTGGCAATAGTAGAGCCGGTAATTTCACCATTATTAAACTCGTTATTTTCCATAACGTTGTTATCAAGCGTTGAATTAAAGATTCGAACGCCTGAAATATTACCACCGGTAATGGTAATTCTATCAAAGATTTCATATTGTAGAGCTTGTACAAGTTCTTTTCTAGTGATGTTTTTGGTACCGTCATCACCTTGAATAAGGTTAACGATAACAAACAGGTCTTCAGAGCGAGTGTTGGCACCTTTAATTGGACCTAATTCTGAAATCTTTGACATTCGATGATACCCTTATTATATGTTTTCTTATATTTATAAATCGCTAGGAGTGACTGGTCCGCCAGCACCACTTGATTGCTCAATATATTTAGTGTAACCGTTTCTAGTATCTTTAGTAAACGTGATATATTGCTGATCCATTTCAGGCTGATAGCTATACTTCAACATACATCCAGTAGTATCAATGTTATCGATACCAAATTGACTGTTTTCAACGCTGCTAGTTAATCCAGAAAAAACAACATTTTGGCTGTTTAAAAATTGTCCTGTGGCTGTAAATCGTTGGCGTGTTTCTAATTTACTTTCCAAATCAAACCAATAATATTTGTACTGAGTAATTTGATTTGTTTGTGGATCAAAATAAAAACCTAGACCTTCTAATTTTTTATTGTTAGTATCTACTTCTAGATCTGATTGCGGAAATTTATTTGCTACCCATTCTGAATTATATTCGTAGGGTCTAATATAAAATCTCCAAGGACCTTGATCGCTAACACTATTTATATCTAATAATAGAGCTTTGCCATTTTGTAAAAATTCTTGCATAACAGACGGAGTAGTTTGTCCTAAGCAGGCTAAAACTTCACTAACGTGTTCAGTTAGCAGATACACACTTAATGTTTGTACGGAGTTTCTTTTTGCTAAAAGATAATAAAAGTCTTCTGATCCTGTTGGCAGGAATTCATTTGGTATAAGAGCTAACTTATCAAACTTAGTCTTTAGTTCGCTAGTAATACTAGATATATTTTTTGGTTGCATATAATCAATTAGCTAAAATAGAAATAAAAGGACGAGAACTATTAGACCATCCGAAGCTAACATCACCATAAGCAGGATCAGAATCTCGTTTAAAATCGCAAGTATAATACACTCGATAGTTTCTGCCGGATACAAGGTTTATTGTTCCTGCAGGCACAGTATATGTATTAAATAGTCCATTATATGTATTTGTATTAGTAGTGTTTCTTATTGTTCCAACTATTTGCTCTGTTTCGGCATCAAGTACCACGATACCAAAATTTCGTTGGTAATCGTAATAATAACGTGTTGAACTATAAGGACCAGGATCATAGTAAGAATATCCACAAGCTAATTGAACGTCCCAAGCTGCCGCAGAAAGTGTAGCATTGTCGTATCCGGCCGGTATTTCAATTAGAGTAGAGCCATTAGAATTTCTAGTGATATAATTGCCGCCTGTTGGGTCTATGTTACCGCCAAAATAAAGGTTGTCAGCTTCGTTGTAGGCGCTATAAATGCCAAACAATGAAAAACTGGTTCTGAATTCTTTAACAGCCCCATAAAAATTACTTAAACTAATTGCACCACCGCTGGGTACTTGTGTGCGCACTCCATTAGGGAAACCGTACGTAGTTAAAGGAACATTAGCTCCTCCGGCATAATACTCAGATAAGCTATTAGGATTTGCGCCACCAAATTCTGCTACAATATCATTAATATTAAGCGCGCCTGAAAGTTTAATAGCCATAATTTACTTCCCAATTTTTTCGTTTAATTCCTTGATCGCTTCAATTAACAAACCAATTACGTTCCCGTGACGCACAGCATAAATCTTTTCTCCAGTGTTTGGGTCTGTTGTTTCGTAAACAGCTTCAGGTAATACTTTTAAAAGTTCTTGTGCCATTACACCAGTCATTGGCGTATTTTTATCATGCTTATAATTAAAAGTATAACCGCCAAGTTGCAAAACTTTGTCTAAAGCATTTGTAATTGGTTTAATATTTTCTTTTTGTGTAATATCAGAAATAGATCCAAATGCTGTAATATCGCCAGTTGCAATAACGGTGCCAGCAGTGCCCGGTCCAACTTTAATGCTAGCAAAAGTAACGTTAGAAGCAGTTCCAACAGCCTGTCCAATTGCAATGACACCAGTATTTGCGTCATATGAAACACCAGTACCACCGCTAACCGAAGCTCTAGCTCTTGCTGTAGTAAAATACAAATTAACTGGATTTAATACTTTTTCTACTAACGAGTCTGCAGTATGATTTGTTAACGAACTAACTGTACCATTTACGTTACCGAAAAATGTTGCTGGAATATTAGCAGCAGGGCCGCCGTTTTCTAAAACTTTACCAGAACCATTTCCGCCGGTTGCTGCTGGATGATAAACGTCTCCAGTAAAGTTGCCAGCAAATGTTCCTGTAAAAGCACCATTAGCTGATACAAAAGTTGCAGTATTTGCAGTAAGCAAACCACCAACAGAAAGATCACCTGCAATAGTAAGATTAGTACCAATTTGAAGATCTGCGGATGTTATTAAGCTTGGTACTGTTAAGACACCAGCTGGCGACAACGAAAATTGTCCGCCACTACCAAAGTTCATTTGAAAATTAGCGTTAGTAGTATTATCGTAACCTATATCCCAAGATGTAACGTTATTAGTATATCTTGTTTTAGCACCACTAGCACCATATTCAAAAATGGCAGCTATTGGGCTTCCAGAAGCAGTTACTTTAACTCCATTTCCAAATACTACAGGTTGTCCTGGCGTTCTAGATTCAATATTATCTACCAATAATTCGTCAAATACCACAACAGTGTTTGCAGTAAATTCGCCAACTAGTGTTGCATCTCCAAACGTAGTATCACCCGAAACTGAGGCAGTAAGCGCAGAGTCACGAATAATGTCAACAATTTCATTGGTTTTATCTAACCAATTCTGAAATGTTTGCGTAGTGGTGATATTTTGAATACTGGGTTTTGACATTTAATTGTTCTCAATTTTTTCTAATCTTGCCGAAACGCGCCCTAGAGTTTCTCTTACCATAGTTAATTCTTTTGATAAGACTTCAACTTTTCGATAAAGCGCTCGTTCTGATTTATATTTATTTAGTGCAGCAATGTCTGTACTTAAAACAGCGCGACTAATTTCGTCTCTTACATAGGCTTGTGCTTGTATCATGTTAGTGCTATCCCTCTATAGTCTTTAACGAATGGTGCGTTATGAATATTATCTGCTAATAAGTCAATTCTAATTGCGAATTTTCTATAGCTTGAAAATGTTCCGGCCGAACTAGTGTATGTTAACACACCACCGCCATCTTTATTAGCATCAGCAACTTTGTATCTAAATTCTTTGTAGTCATTTAGATTAGATGATGAAGAATAAGTGTTAACACCTTCAAATAGTTCTAATTCAATCCAATCGATTGTATCAAATGCAGCGCTATCTTGTGTGTGCTGTGGTCTAATGTAAACTTTAATCTGAGTATTGTTTGGTCTATAACCAGTCAAGTACAGATTTAAATCTTCCGCGTCTAAACTTTCAGCCAATTCTATCATCTTAGAAATATACTTAGATGTAGTAGCAGAGTTGTTTGTAACTTTAAACTGGTACGCTAGTAATGTAGAAAGTTCTAAGTCAACAATAGGTGATGCTGTTGTATTAGATTGGTTTGACATTTCAACATTAATTTCAAACGGCTTTGGATTAATAAAGTTGTTTGATTTACTGTAAATGACAACACCTTTTCTAGTAAAAGCATTGTTATCACCAAATTGCATTGGCATATTGTAAGTATTAACAACGTTAGCAGGATCTGTAAATGTACCATTAATAGTGGTATTAGTTACAGCGTCATTTGCTTTTTGAATTAACGGTTGTACATAACTTAAGTTGATATTATTAACACTTCCAATTGTGCCTTCAGTTCCACTTGAAACACCAACAATTACATCGCCAGCTAAAAATGGCTTGCTTGGTGTAGATGAACTTTCTTTAACATGCAGTTCAGAACGATTATATTTATTGTAATGAGAAACAACACCGGCAACAACTGGAACTCCTGTACCATTTGACACTGCAAATGATGTTGGCTTAGTTGTAGTTAATTGAGTTGAACTATCAACACTAGCAATTTTAAATATATCAGAACGACCGCCTGAATTACTTACAAGAATATAATCACCGGCTGAATAGTCAACGTTAAAGTCATTACCTGACTGTGTAATTACGCTTGTATTTAGAACCATACTTACTGTATAACCAGCAGAAACTGCCTTATATACATATTCGCCAGCAACAAATCTTCCGTCCCAATTACTTAACGTAAAGAACTCGTGATCGTCGTTGGTAAGAGTAACTGTACCAGTTGCAGCATTAAAGTCATGACGATATAACGTAAACTTGAGATCTTCATCTTGTACTGAAGACCATGCTCTGTTGTTTGTTGAAGTGAATAATACACCATCACCCCAGTCCATAACAACTGATTGACCTTGTGTTGGCCCTGCTGTAAGATCTGTACCACCAACTTTTGATGTAAAGTGTAAGTAGTTTGGATCATTAGCATCTGGTTCAATAACAACCGCGTATTCTTTTTCAACGTCCATTCTAACTGGAGCATCAAAGTTTACTTCTGTAATTGCAGTTGCATCATCTGAAACATTAACATCAGTAGCTGCAATATGTAATTTAGAGAATGGAAGAATAATTGCAGATGGATAACCATTAACAACTTCTCTAAGTGTAATAGTAACGCCGTTTGTTGCACTCTTTCTCTTGAAATATAAATCTATTTTAGAAATGAATACGCTGTTAGATCCACGACCCATACCCTTCTTAATAAAGAATGTTTGAGCTAACGGGTCACCAGCTTCAGTAACTGACTGAACGCGTGCTGCTAGGTTTCTAGAAGTTGCTGTTTCGTTAACAGTAAATTCTGGCATTCTAGTTGAAATAGTAGTTTTACTTGTTGAAATATTATATGCATGATAAGTAATATTTGCTTTAGAAGTAGAAGCAGATTCAATACTAGAATATTGATTAACGTCAACCACTGTTAAAACTCTATCCCCAACAAAGAATTGTCCTTCTGGAATTGTAAATACTGCTCGTAAAACACCGTTACTATCAGCAAGTACTGCACCGCCTGCTGTACTAAATTTTTCAACATTGCGGGCAGAATCTGCAGATGTTCCTGGAGAAACATGCGTATTAACATCGACACCATCAAAGAAGAAATAATGTCTTGCACCAGGACGTAAACCGGAGATAAAGATTTTTACATCTCTAGATCTCATGTATGGCTGGAAATTAATGTTAGTTACAAAGTCACCAACTGCGTTAACATCACCATCATTTACAGCAAGAGTTTGTATAATGCCAGCTTCAGTTCTAGGTGTAGTTGTAGTTGTAGTTAAACCAGCAACAGTTGTTGTCGATCTACCTTCAGTAACTTGACCAGACCAAATTGTTCCGGTAATAGGGAAAACTTCTTGCAAATCTTGGAATACTGACGCGATATCAATAGTAAGTGGTACTGGATTTGTAACAGTATCATGAGCCATGTCGTGACTTGGAGAAATAAAAGCGTTGCCTTGATATTTCCAGAAGTTGCTTACGCAGTTTCTAAAATTAGTTGCGTAAGGCTGACCTAGTAATTTTACATGAGCATTTCTACTTAATGTTGCAACTTCAGCATCATTAACACTTGGGAAAATAGAAGCGCTACTACCAGACTTATATCTTAAATCAAGTGGAAACGTATTTAGCGCAGGTGTAAGAATCTTTTTGTCAAAGTGAATAGCGGCTTTATGATTAGGATCATTCGTGTTTGCTATTCTAGCATCATTCATCGGATCTACGATATAACCATTCTTAAATCTTGTTAATCCATTTTCATCTAAAATCATAAGATTTTCAGAATCTTGTTCTAACTGGTTAAGACTGATATAGTATTCTAGACCTTCAATTCTTTTCTCAATTTTTTCAATGTCGCGCATTGTATAGTTTCTAGTACCCTGCGGAGTTACTTGAACAGCGCAAGAAAACTTACCTTGTTCAGCAGCTTCTTTTTGGCTTAACGCTGGATAACCTGGAATATAAATCTGAGATAGAATTATTTCGTCTTCGCTTATTCTTGGGGTAATTGGACGTTGATCTTCTTCACCTTTAATCAAAGATGCTTTACCATATGAATCCATTGTAATTGCATCGATTCTCGATAAGTAATGTTCAATGTCACAAGTAATACTAGATTGAATTGATGGTACTAAATAATTGCCACTAAATGATTTATCATATGCACCAACTGCAGTAGCAACGATACCAGCAGATGATACTGTTAAATCAGTATAATCTACCAGCGGGTCTCTATCAACATGTGGTCTGAAGTCAAAACAATTTCTTAAACTGAAAAGTACTCCACTGCTTGAAGTATATGTATCAAGATCTGAAGAACGAATTTTACCAGAAGGTAACACCGGCGTCACATCATCAATCGGATAACTATTAACTGTAAAGAAATTTTGACCAGTAGAAGTATTAACCTGGAATACGCCAAGTTTAATTACGAGCTGTTGCCCGTTTGCTGGTCTTGGGCGACCAGGAATATATTCCATGTATGAAATATCGTAGTAGTGATCTGTTTCATTCTGATACAGCTTAAAACTATCGGTGTAATCTGTTCCGCCAACACCTGCTGTTATAGAAATAATTTTATAAACATCTGGGAAACCAAGACTATACACAGTCTTTACAGTAGTATGATTAACTTTTATGAACGGTTGTACAGCAACTTTATTATGAGGTGTTGCAACAAGAATTCTTTTGTTAAAGTAAATATCTATACCAGGATCAGATCCAGCTGAAGGGTCTAAATTAATTGTAAGCTGCGAGTTGTTAAGACTTGTAGAATAATTTAAAACAGGGATAAATGTATTAGAAGCATCTACAACTACAATATCACCTTGGTTTAAACCAAAGTCTTCGCCAACAGATGCAGTAAGAGTAACAGAGTTATTAGCTTGTACAGCTGACACTTGAGATCTTACAGGAAGAGTTGTGTCAGTTATTTCCTTGATATACGGAGTACCTGTATCAAAAACAACAGCAGCTTTTGAATTAGATTTAACTGTAGAATTTGCAGCAATAGTAATTATACCGCTACTTGAAACTACGCGAACTACAGATCCAAAAACGTTTGGCGAAATCATTTGTACACCAAACAAATATAATTTAGTTGGTGTGATGTTTCTTATATGAGCTTCACCAATTTTTACTCCACTAACGTTTTGTAAATCTGCTGTTGCATAATTAATATCTACTGTACCACTGATGTCTATAATATCAACATATGAACCATAATCAACCGTAGTTGCTTGGTTTTGCTGTAAAGTAGTATTTTGAACTTGATCAATTGTAAAATCAATTTGACCATTGTTTACTACTCTAAATCCTTTAACGTAAGCAGTACCCTTACCAAGCAAAGCTACAAGCTGATCGTTTCTACGATCTAAATCAACTTTAAATTTGTCTAGAATGTAATTGCCAGATTCTTCATATGTTCTTTTTGCTAATTCTTCTGCAATTGAGTTAAACTGAGTAACATCACGCAACTGAACAGCAGAACCGTTTTGGTAACGAATAAGAGTAAAGAAAGTTGGATCTAAGTCTGCGACTGGAGTAGCTCTTGCAACTAGCTCTGGAACCATTCTAAGTCTATCAGCTCCTGGCGCGTTTTCGTTTGCAGAGCCGTTAGCATTGTCATTTAAGCTATTATCTTGTAAAGAGCTAATTAGACTTTCTAAAACCTCATAACCAACTGAAACATCATCTGGTTGATCTGTGTATTTAGAAACTACAAGTGTCTGATCTGCAGTAAATAAGAAATGTCCTTTTTGGAAAATAACACCAGACGATGCTCTAATACCAAATGATCTTCCTGTTGGCGCTACTTGAAGAGTAACGTTAATATTCTGAATATTTAGTTCTGTACTGTAAAGAGTAGAACCATTATATTTTTTACGACTAATTTGTAAGTTTTCGCCAGGTATAAACGCTTTATAGCTACTTGTTTCATTAGTATTTAAGTAGTTAATAAAAAATGTGTTAAGATCTGGTGGGCGAGTTTCAAAACCACGAGACGCTGTAATAATAGAAGCTATAAGACCCGACTGAACACCTTGTATTTCGTATACAACATCAATTTCAGTTTCAATACCAGAAAGAATTTCTGTACTAGGTCCACTAATATATGACTCAACGTCAAATCCAGTTTTGTCAACAAGTTTTACGTACTGCAATCCATTAAGCACTGTAAAGTTACAGCCTTTAATAATTGTACCTTCTTGGTAAATATTGTCACCAAACTGCTCTACCTGGTTTTGAAGAATCGTTTGAAGTTGAGTTAGTTCACGAGCCTGAACAGCATATGCTGGTTTAAATAGGATCTTGTAGAACTGTTTTTCGACGTCAAAGTCATCAAAATACGGTGCAATATTTAAATTTGTGTTAATAGGCATCTATTTGATTTCCTTAAAATTCTAAGACCAACTTATATTCTTCTCGTGAAGTTTCTGCTCTTTCTAAAGGAAAGAAATCTTCCATAAAGTATACCGTACCCGATCTTTGTGTATATCTTGATTCAATAACATTATTAGCTACTGGTGTATTTATCTTTATTCTTTGGCCGGTTTGATTAACTAAATCTTTTGTAAAATCTAATGATATATCATTATTAGCTTGATTTGTATACGGACCCATGTAATTAGAAAGGTATATTGTATTAGCACTTGGCTTTATTTCATGCACTATTGCACTAAATACAACATCATTGTTAACGTCTGTTTGTGTAACAACACCATTAACAATAACTTTAGCATATTCATCTGTAGTAACTGCTATGCGGTTATCAAACACGTTTGGTGATACCGTGTTAGCATTTAACGGGTCTGGAGTAAACCCTGGATTTTTAATTATTCCAACATGCGAATAAGTATTTGTTTTGCCGATCTTATTATTATCTGCTTCAGTGATATATGAATAAAGCAATATATGACGGCAATGTAGTTCGTCGATTAAGTCGAAGTTATGATATCCAAGTGGAGATAAAATTGGTCTTAACGTTGCTCTAACATCAATTGTGTTTGGGTCTAACGG